ATTGCGTGTCCGTGTTGCGCGGTTTCTGAGACCCCACTGTTGGTTAGACAGATTTTACTCAGAACAATTATATAAGCGTCCTCATTTCTGCTTCTTTGGACCGACCGCAGGCCGCTTCTTCTTCTGTGGAACAGATGAAAGAGCCCTGCCAGCCATGGTGATCAATGGATTTTCAATCGCCGCGCCAACGCCCTGAAGGGCGTAACCTGCATATGGTGCCGTGCGCCTTGCAACGGAAACGACTTTCCGTGCCGCACTGATAACCATCCTCCAGTAGTCACCAGCTGCATTCATGCCAACTGGGACTGCCGAGGGCAGTGTGCGCATCACCTCATGGTAAACACGAAATGCCTCAGGATCATAGACGGGTGAAAAGGTCGCCAAGCCGCACTCAAAAGGGTGTGTGACCTGGGGGAAATACTCAGTAGTGGTGACAACAGAGATCTGAAGCACGGTTTCGGCACTGAGCCCTGAAAACCCGACGACAAAAGGCATAAAGCCGCTATCCCGCCATGCGGAACCGCACTCATTCTCTTCGAAGTACATACCCATCGGCGAGTCGGACACTTGCGTGTACAAGTGCTCGGCTGGCGTGGTCGATCCCCAGGCTTCGGAAAGCAAGACAAGGGGCTGATGCGCACCCGTAAGGGTACCATTAGGGTAAGTAATTTGGCCGCGCGCAGGTGGTTGGACCTCGTTAAGCCGGGCCGCTACGTAAATACCCTTAGATGATGGGCCCATATAGGCGCCCGGGATCTGGATCAAGCCCGTGGCGCTGATGGGTACTGTGGGTTTACGTATGAAGAGATTGCTAGAGTGAACCGGTGTCACAGGAGTGGCATCGAAACGTCCTACGTTCAGGATTTCCGACTCGCCACTCAAGTGGTTCGCGTGCACGGTCCCCTTCCTATACAAGGTTGGGGTCACGTCGTTGACTTCCAAACCCAAGCTAACAAGCCGGGATGGGACGTCATCAACGTGTGCGGTAAACATGTTACCTAGTTTCGTGGCCGTACCGGCAAAGTAATGCCCGATAGTCGGCCACGCGGCACCATTCTTACTAAGGATCGTAATAGGTGCCAAGGAGACACTGGTGTCAGGAGGATCACACACATAATCCGCTCCCCATTCTGAGAAGCGGTTCAGTTTGGCTCCATGAAAGCCATAAAACTGAATTTCTATGTTGTCATCATCAGCTGCAGCTGACACAGTCAACGATTGTGTATACTTACGAGTATACGACCGACTAACCACCTGATCAGGAGCCCCTTCAATGGGGTGCTCGAAATCATGGAATGGGTCGAGGGCAGAAATGAGCCAATCCTTACTTTCTGGGTTAAGGCTTGCTGGAAGAGAGGGAAAATTGGAAAAATTAGACATGTATGGTATGGGATGCCCAATACATCGTGGGGACTGTTCATTGCATGCCGACCCGCTAGGGGAGATCCGTGCAGTCTCTCGGCATTCTTATTAGCACGGCTCGAAGCCGTTTTGGTCAATTACAGCATGCAACCCCAACTCCTAGGTCCACACGGTTGACTTCTCCGTACGAGGGAACAACCCCGTCCGGCACCTCGCAACGTCGATAGTGGTCCTCGAGTTCAATTTGCAAACTCGGGGGTATCCCAAACGCTCGCCAGAAAGACACACGAGCCTCATCGGTAACCGGCCGATAAGACCCCTGCATCCGTCTGGATAGCATAAAGAACCCACTACCTGCGAGACTTTCGTCAACAGGCCGGGACTTCTCGGCCTTTCCAGCACCCATAGCGGTGTAGTACTCCTGGAGAACTGGTAGCCCACTGGTCAAACTCAACCCACACTGCCCAATCGAAGCGAAATAGGCTTTCAGGTTTGTCAAATGTTGGCGTTGGAGCACAATGGCGTCTTTCGTGAGAGAGACGCGCGGATCGCGAACCATACGCCATGACAAGCCATCATACACAGGTTGTGTTTGGCAGAAGGATACCTGTTCGAGTACATAAACAAGTGGTTCCACCTTCATGATAAGACCCAACTGATCAAACCATGGTTGTAAGGTGGGGGCGGCGGCCACAATATCTGCAGCCTCGCCAATAATACAGCAGTCATCGCCAGCGTCTAAAACGCGGGTTTTCTTGTGCAAGTTGACTGACCGTAACCACTCATATACGCCCGCACAGGCTACGAGGATATTTCCTACCGCAGTGTTCATGTCACCAGAACACCGCCCTCCGGATACCTTATACTTGAAGACTGACCCTCCCGACCGCATAAACCCCCTTGTCTTGAGTTGCCACCTCAATAACATACGCAGGTATGGATCGTTTGAATAAATCTTGTCGTAGACGGAATATTCCCATTTCAATAAGCCTGACCTAATGTGCTGGTCAAACCTAGAAGCATCTATCTGCAAGGCGACTGGGTGCTGGAAAGTGCACCATGCCTTATGGAAAATTTCGCCCTGTTCGGAGGCATTTAGCCCCTTCATTACAGTTGGGTGTCCGAAGACGGAATCTATCGCTCGGAATATCACGTGTTCAACGGGGTGCAGATAACGTCCCAATTCGACGTTATATGCTGGTGCCCGAGGTTGAATAAGTCTCGGGACCTGTCTCTTAGGTTGCTCAAGGATCTTCTCGAACTTCAGGAAAGCAGAGGAGAAGGAATCAGACTCTAAGAGACCGCGCCTATCCAGTTTTTCAACGGCAGCTTGGTAAACCTGCAGTCGTCGACCCCGATATCTCGCAGCCACGTATTCGTGGCGCTCAACCGGTGTGGCTTTCGGTAGGACAAAGCCAAGCTTACGTCGAAAATTCTGGAGAAGCGCTCCCACCACCTGCACGCTAGGATCGGCAGGGCTAGTGAACACGCCCGCGATTTCGTGGTAAAACACGCGCTCAAGAAGAGCACAGCGTGCATTTTCGGCACAATCGCGGAATGCGAGGAAACGGGCAGCGCAAGGAAAGTCACCAAGCTCATAGATCGCCTGGTTCTTCTCCTTCACTGGGGAATCCGCTTCCTCCTTCAGGTCTGGAGGCTCACCCGACGGGCTCATAAGAGCTGTTTGCAAGTTGAGGGGCACACGCGTTGCCACGACAATTGCATCCCGTTGAGCAAGCCTCACTGAAAACCCGGGCCTACCTTCGTAACCAAGTTGAACTTACGTGCCAAGGCACGTACGAACATATTTGATGATAGGTACGAAGGCAGTGTGCGCAGGACAGCTGAGGAAGAGTAGTCATACTGACCACCCGGCAGCGCACGTGCGGCTGCCTCAGCAACGGTATGAAGACGCGCGAATGTTTGCTCTTCAACTACCGTGGGAGTAAAGACCCAGTGGATCGCATGTGAGGCAAAAGTCTCAGCATGGGACACACGCATGGTCGGATAATCCTTCTTCCTATGCGCTTCAATACGCTGGGCGGCAACGGTGCGGTTAGCAACAGTGTACTGCGGGTACCCCATCTCACGACGGATGGCAGCACCGACAGCACGTCCAGCAACACGACACTCATTTGCCTCAGGGAGCGGTGCGCCGCTAACGCCGGCGTACCTTCCCTCACCCAAACCTCCCCAGACGTCAGGCGGCGCTGGGACTGCAGCGGGTTGCTGCATGGGGTCGATGCCCACAACAGGGTCAACGACACTCCGCGGCTGGGCGCCAATATATGCATTGAGTAGAGTTTTACAAACACTGTAGCCCAAAATTCCTACAGTGCCAACCGCGATTACACGCGCGGACGTGGCGATACGCAAAACATTTGTCAGAGAATTAATCATTATTATTGTGCAGATCTATTTGCAAGGAAATTTCAACGGATGACAGTCTATGGGGGAGGCAAAGAGCCTCCCCCCCACGGACCGCACACCCGCCTAGTGCATCCTATATCGCACCAGAGGATGGCCCAGTCGGAGATGGATGGATCGATCCGGGGGGGGGGACCCCCGCGACCGACTGATGCACCCCGTAACTAGGTTCGACCCTCCTCGGTCGGGTACTCTCTCCT